GGACGGTTTGCCAGCGTCTACAGTGCGCGCACCGGCAAATTGCTGCTGCAACGCCGGTGGCCAGTTGGTGTAGCGGGCCTCGGACACCGACAGCTTGATATCGATATAGCTTTTGACCTGGTCACCGGATGCAGCGACGCGTTCAGCGATCTCGCTGAGTTGTTTTTGATCCCATGTGACCTTTTTTGGAAGGTCAAACTTGATGCGCAGCGGACCATCAGTGATGTGAGCTGTGCCAAAATCTCGGCCTGACTCCAGCAGCGCGGCTTTTGCACGCTCGCCATAACATTGCAGCAGCGCGGCATCTAACTTGGCACGGGAGAGCTTCACCGCCGTGCTAAGTTTGTCAAGGTAGCGGTCTGCCTCCAGCTTTTCACCGGGCGTGAGTTTGACGAATTGGTTTGTGGACAGTCCTGCGAGGTCAGCCAGAAAGACGGACAGATTGGTCATGGTCATGTCCTCCTTCACTGGTAAGCTGAAGAGAAGGTGGAATGACGTGAGACGCGACGCTCGTAGGCTTCAATCTCGGACAGGAGATAGGTAACTCGCGCCCCTAATTTGCAGAAGATAGGTCCCAAATTGCCCGACTGTCTCCATCTGCGGAGTGTCTTGACTGAGAGTCCCCATCGCTGGGAGAGTTCGTTTTCGTCTATGGCGATGCGCGGTGCCAAGGGACGAATGGTCTGTCGGCTGGACCGATCAGAGCGGACAAAAGATGTGCTGTTTTGCATTTCGGTGTACCTCCTAGTTGGAATGCACACCGATAGTCCGGCTGGGTTTTATGGGGAACTTATGGGACCACTTATGGGATCTTTATGGTTTTTTTGAAAACTGCCTGCGTACCTGATATCGACCGTATTCAACTTTTTTAAAAATCAGGTCCATCAGGTCCCGCTGCTTGTTGCAAGCGTCATAGAAGGATTGATAGCCACAGTGCATAGTTGCATTGATCTCTTTCCAAGTCATTACTGGTGGAGGGTTGGGCGGCGTACCCCACATCAGTTTTACAACTTGAGAGAGCTCTAGAGTCAATGTCAATGGCTCTGCAAATGCGGCGAGCATAAGATTTCTGCCCTCCAAATACTCGGGCGACTTGTTCTGCGAAAACTTCACCGCAGCTCGCGTCAGAATGCGATCAAGCATCTTTGAGTCGAACGAACTATGGCCGCCTGAGAAATCCACGAAATCAGCCAAACTGCGCTCAGGGTGTTCACCGAAAACGCTCGGATTTGATGCTGTATCCACCAGCACGATGACATCGCCGGGATCGAACTTGTCATCAAGTGTTTCTTTGATTAGTTGGTCAGATCGCCCGTTTTGTCGTCGGGCCAGAAGCACCTTGGTCGGCACTTTGGCTTGAGTAACATGAACTTCACCAAGACACCAGACGTGGTTTGCTGCCACCTCTCGTTTGTCATGGCGGTTTTCAGGGGCGATGCCCAGAAAATCGCTCAAGTCGTCCAGCCAGTTCTTCAAATTGGCTGAATACAACGTGACCTCCCACAAGGGCGCAGATACGATGAGACCCGGCCGCTGTGGATTCTCATAGCGATAAACGCCTTGACTATCGTCGATCTCAATCTCAACCTCGACTGTGTCATCAAAATAGTCGACCATGTGGTGAGTGAGATATCGAGTTTCGTTAACCCAATTGCGCTTTAAAAATTCGATGCGATAGCGCCTTAGCTTGTTTTCAAAAAACTCATCATTAACATCCGGCAGACTATCGATCAGTTCCAAGAATCTGACAAAGGGCGACAGCTTCATGCCATCTCAACCTCCGTCATGATGCCCAACTTGATCAATTGTTGACGCATTAAATGCCTGTCATCGGCTGTCTTGCAGCGGCTGCTGAGTCCATTTGGCATGGTGATTTGGACGGCAATGCTGTGCGCCCTGCGCCCGGCCTGTTTTTCAACCGCCAAACTGAGGCTTACCCTTGAAATATCGTCTGCATTTAAGCTGTGAAGCTTGTAAGCATCCGCAGCCACTTTATATATATCACGATCATCTCGTCGATCTCGCGAGATTTCCAAGTGGCTGGCTATCTGCCTACGGGTATCACCACGGCGCATGATCGCCACATTTGCATCGCGGGTGGGTTCCCTGCTTAAGTTGGTCAATCGAATTTTTTGGATGGCAATTGAATTGACACCTACCTCAAGTGAATCAGCGATCTTTTTGAGAATCGTGTCCGAGCTAAATGCTGTGAGGTCAAAACTGCATATGGGCAGACCAGCCACAGCCGCGTCACTGGCAAGCACCACTTTTTGAAAGATTGCCGCCAGCTGGCCGCGCAAACTCTTGTCTTTGCAGAAAACGCCCAGCATGCCAGTATCAGGTTCCCATGAAAAGACAACATCTAGAGCTGCTGTGTCTTCCTTTTCGATCACTTCGGAGTTTTCGACCTTCTTGTAGTGGGTCTTTGTCCCATTAAATGTCGCGGTAATCGTGTGTTGCAGCTTTTGTGGAACATCTTGTTGATCGGATTGGCCCTCGTACCGACTGGCATGCGATATGTCGTGGTTGTGAAAGTACTGAACCAAAATGTCTTGCGCACTAACCCCTTCGAACGCGTCGGCTAACAGCGCTGTCAACTGATTAATCACTTCAGGTGCCGACTGAGGTTGAGCTTCTTTGGGGCCAAGAAAATGGCTGGCGTAATCCTGGTTAGACCATTGTTGATTGATCGACTGCCGCCACTCCGCCAATTCGAATCTCCGATCATCGGCTGCTCCAACCTCAGGATATTCTTGGCGCATGAACAGGTAAAGCGAACGAGTAAATCGTTCCGTTGGTTCTGCCAGCACGGCCGCATCTTCTGGATTTTTCTTGTCCAGCTGGGATAGGACTGCTTGAACGCCAAACTCATCTTTCAGCGCATGGATACGGTCACTGCACTTCTCAATCCGATTCAAATGTTCGGGAGTCTGGGTAGCAGTCCATTCAAATAATTTGCGTCGCTGAGGTGGGGTGAGTGCAATTTTTGCAGTCTTGGCAAAAGACTGAAGTTCTTCAGGAACCTCAACCCTGCAAATCCGCTCAATCAAACTGAACAGCCGCAATGGTTGTTTTACTCTTCGAGCCAACGTGACAAAGTGCGCCATGTTGGGCAATATCTGCTCACCTGAATCGTTGCCACGCTTTTGTTTTTGGGGCGTTGTATCCAATCCAGTTTCCTCTGAAACGGGGAAATCTTCATTTGTTTTTTCTTCTTCTGACATTCGCGCTCCCTTTTTACTGGTTAAATTAACAGTATATGCCAATTGAATCAAATGGCGAAGAATTGTTCAAAGTTCGAATAAATTGACTTAAAAATCAGTGCAGTTTTGGTACATCAGCGCGCAGGCGATCTCGAAAAGCACGCATGATGACCATGCTCGCATCATCTGGCTCGGTCTCACCCGTGGCCTTGAGCAACTGGGCGTTGCCAGCGTAAAAGCCCATGTGGTTGCGAACCCACACGCCTAAACCAAAGTGCAGCGTGTAAATATCGTTGGCGTCCATAGCCGCGATCTTGTCTTGCTCGGATTCATCGACCATGCTCATGAGCAATCGCACTGCAGCATCCACAGTCGTCGGAAATTCATTGGCCATGGTCACCTTTTCTCCAGTCCCATGGTGCAATCGGGGACTTGTCACTCCATAGACCCTGGTGACGTGATTGAGCAGCCAGTTCCGCCTTCTCATATTTGGGCAAGTCACCAGTGGGCTGTTCCTTGGCGTATTTGCGGTACCACCAAGCCAGACCGGCGCTCACCTGACTCAAGCCTGCATCGAACGTCCTGGAACAAGCACTTGAGCAGTTGGGCGACGCCACCAGTACTTTGCCCACAATGCGTTTGTACCGGTCAAGCTTTGTCCACTCGATGTCGACCTCTTTGTCAAAAACCAGCCGCGACAGGTTTTCTTTGGATACCTGACCGAAAGCCTGCTATTTCTCGGGTGCATCTATTCCCGCGACCCGAATCTTGTGCTGAGTCTTAGAAGCGTCGAGCACCGTGATGGTGTCGCCATCCGTGACCCCGACAACATGTCCGGTCAGCACGGCTGCACTGGCAGTGCCAAAGGTCACGATCAGCGCCAGCGCAAGTCCAAAAATCTTCATCCAATTACCCTCTGTTGCCCTACGTTACCCATCGTCTTGGAAGATTTGAATCATGATTTGTGGGTCTTTCAAATGCCCTTTGCAAACCATGAAACCAATCAAACTCATTCCCCCCGAACAGATGTCAGCGCGCCAGCGCGCGTCTGAAATCACAGCCATCCTGGTTGCCGCCATTATGCGTACTCATGCCCGTGGTCAGGCTGCGACAGATCAAAATGAAAGACAAATTGGACTTGGCTTTTCTGGTGACCAGCGCGTTCATACGAACCCCTATCAACCAAGGAGTTTCCAATGAACGACACCGCTACTTCAGTGTCAGCCCAAGTGGCCGCCCTGCCCCACCTGCCAATGCCAGACCTGTGGGCTCTGTGGGATCGGTTTTTCAAACGCCGCCCGGATAATCCCAACCGCAACTACGTTGAGTCACGTGTCGCCTACAAGCTCCAGGAACAGGCGTATGGCGGCTTGAGCGCAGAGACGCAGCGCCGACTGGTCAACATCGGCATGCGCCACTCCAAGATCAAAGGTAGGCAGCTTGCACGCGACATTGAACTTGCACCTGGCACTGTCTTGATACGCGAATGGGGCGAGCGTGACCACAAGGTGACCGTTACCGCCGAGGGCACCTTTGAATACATGGGTAAGTTTTTCAAGAGCCTGTCGGCGGTGGCTAGGCACATCTCTGGCACGCCATGGTCTGGCCCACTGTTTTTTGGCCTCAAAACCAACGGCAAGGAGGCTGCATGATGGCTAGCAGTCAAATCGCATCACCCAAGCCGCGCAAACGTTGCGCCGTGTACTGCCGCGTCTCAAGCGACGAGCGGCTGGAGCAGGAGTTCAACTCCATCGATGCTCAGAAAGAGGCAGGTCAATCCTATGTTGCCAGCCAACGCTCGGAGGGCTGGATTCCGGTGGTGGACGACTACGACGACCCCGGATTTTCGGGCGGTAACACTGAACGGCCCGGACTCAAGCGGCTCATGGCGGACATCGAGCGCGGTCTGGTCGACATTGTGGTGGTCTACAAAATTGACCGGCTGACCCGCAGCCTGGCCGACTTCTCAAAAATGGTCGAGGTGTTCGAGCGCCAGGGCGTGTCATTCGTGTCTGTCACCCAGCAGTTCAATACCACCACGTCCATGGGGCGCTTGATGCTCAACGTGTTGCTCTCGTTTGCCCAATTTGAGCGCGAAGTCACCGGCGAGCGGATCCGCGACAAGATTGCCGCCAGCAAACGCAAGGGGCTGTGGATGGGTGGTGTTCCGCCCTTGGGCTACGACGTGGCCAACCGGCTGCTGGTGGTCAACGAGACTGAGGCTGATCTGGTGCGGCGCATTTTTGGTGAAATGCTCACCATCGGATCGCCGACGCGCATCGCGCAGGGCTTGGCCAGCGAGGGCATCACCACCAAAGCCTGGACGACTCAAGATGGTCAGGTACGCAGTGGCACCCAGATGGACCGGAAATATCTGTACAAGCTGCTGCGCAACCGCATCTATTTGGGCGAGTTGTCGCACAAGGGCAGCTGGTTCCCGGGCGCGCACCCGCCAATCATCGACCACGGTCTGTGGGGTCAAGTGCATGAAGTGCTGGCGCGTGACCCGCATGTGAGGTCAGTGGACACACAAACCCGCGAGAGCACAGACGCACTGTTGCGCGGCCTGTTGTTTGGCCCCAGTGGCGACCCGATGTACCCGACCTACGCCAGCAAGAACAAACGCAAGTACCGCTATTACGTCTCCAAGGCTGAAATGCGATTCGGTGCAGCGGGTAAAACGCACGAGCGCATTCCGGCCGCAGAAGTGGAAGCCGCGACGGTCAACCAGGTCAAGACCGTGCTCTCCAGCCCCGAAGCCATCACCGCCGTTTGCAAATCCCTTGAACTCCAAGGTGTCAAGATCGACGAAGACGAGATCGTGATGGGACTGCACCAGCTCGGAGAAGCTTGGGAACAGCTGTACCCGGCCGAGCGCATCCGGATCGTCAAATTGATGATCGAACGGGTTGATCTAGTTTCCGGTGGGTTGAAGGTGAAGTGGCACGCCCTGGGCTGGAAGGAACTCATCAAAGAGTTCGCAGCGAAGGGCATTGGTGCGGAACTGGTGGCCCCCTGAGTCAGAATAGTTGTCGCCTCCAAAAATTGCGGATGATCCGCGTTAAAGCGACACCATATGAAACGAAACAATTACTCTGCCGAATTCAAAGAACAGGCACT